GATGGGCAGCGCCGACAGCCCGCTGACGTTCGCCCACGTCTCGGTCCACTGGCCGAGCGAATCGATGGCAGCGGTCGGGTTCTGCACCGCCGCGACGAGCCGCATCATGCCGTGGGGGACGTGGGCCATGTCAGCCGATGCCCTTGCCCATCATGGCGCAGACGTTGTCCCAGAAGTCGGCCTTCAGCGGCACCGTGTCATCGCCGCGCCCGGCGTTCAGCTGCGTGACGCGCTGGAGGACCGCCATCTTGAGCAATGGGTGCAGGGTGTTGTTCCCGGCCGAGACGGTCAGGACCAGCGGGTATGCGAGGTTCGCGACGCCCGTGAGGTTCGCGTAATGGAGTCCGTTGATGGTGACGAGCGAGAGCGTCACCGTCGCGGTCAGGGTGTCCACGCAGGTGCAGGCCGTGGCCGGCTGGCGCTCCAGGCGCACCAGCTTCGTGATGCCCTTGGGCTCCTCAACGACGTACTGCGTGCGCGTGACCGGGTCCAGGCACCAGCCCGTCCGCTCCTCCAGCTCGGAGACGGCGGCGTTGTAGGCGTCCTGTAGGTACGCATCGTCCCCCGTGTGGAAGACGCGCGCCGAGTCCTTGAGGGTGGACAGGTTGATCGGCATTCAGGCTCCTGGACGCAAAGGGGGCGGGCGGGGAGAATTGCCCGCCCCCTTGCGCTTCCGGGGGACTTGCGTCAGGTGAGCGTGATGCGCAGGGCGGCGACCGCCTTCGGGCGCGTGATCTTCGAGTTGGCGAAGACCATCGCCTGGAACTTGATGAGTCCGGGCGTGGTCACGTCATCGCGGAACATGGAGATGCCGCCCCACTCGCGCACCGCAAACGCCTCGCGGACGTTGGCGAACATGAGCGGGATGGAGGTGGTCACGGCCGCCGTCTGGCGTCCGGGCGCGTAGGGCGCGATGTAGACCGGGCGGCCCATGAGAGTCATGGGCGCCTGGTTCTCCATCACCTGCACGTCGCTGCTGGGGATGAAGAGCGGGAGGTTGTTCGCCGTGATGCCGCTGGCGATCTGGTAGTACGCGTCCTGGCTCATCACCCAGGCGGCCTCGTTCCAGTACTCGGCGGGGAGGGTCTTGTAGCGCAGCTCCTGGAGACGGGCCAGCGTGAAGGCGCCGTCCCAGCCGGTGCCGCTGCCGTGGGCGGCGGTGACCGTCAGGCCGCCAAAGTTGGCGTTCTGGAGGAACAGCCCGGTGGGCTGGTCGCTGCCGGTGCCGACCGTGTAGCCGCTCTCGATGCCGCGGGCGATCTTGCGCTGAAGGTCGTTGATCACCTCGGCCTCGATGTCGAAGTTCGCCTGCCGCACGGCCCACTGCGTGACCTCGGACTTCGGGAGGCCGCCGACGGGGTTGAGGTTGACCTCGGCCCACGCGCCATCAAGGGCGGTCTGCGTCTTGTTGGACTCGGTGGTCCAGAAGGCGCTGACCGCGTCGCTGGTGAAGAGCGTGTTGACGCGCACCGTCACCGAGCCCTGCACGCCCGTGCGGATGTCCGCCAGGTTGCGCACGACGGTGTTGCGCTCCATGTACTTCAGGATGCCGGCCTCGTAGATCTTGGGCACCAGCACGCCCGAGGAGCTCGCCGTCGTGATGTCGCGGAACTCGGGGAGCCCGCGCGACTCGGGGGCGCGCCCGCCGCGGCACCAGTCGATCCACTGGTCGCGGTACTCGTTGGACGCCGTCCACTCGAACGAGCGCTTCTCGTTCTCCTGGCTGGCCTTCTCGACGGCGGCGAAGGACGCGAAGCGCTCGCGGAGCTGCGAGGCACCGATGTGCTTCTGCATCTCCTCGATGTCCCGCTTCAGCGGCTCCAGCTTGTCCATGAGCTCGGAGCCGCGGGCCTCCTGCTCGGGGGAGAGCTGGTCGTTTGCGAGGAGCTGGTTGAGCTCCGAGTTCAGCGCATCGCGCTGCTCGATCATGTCGGCGCGCTTCTTGAACAGGTCGGTGGTCTTCATGTGAGGGCCCTCAAACGCAGACGAAGCCTCGCGAGAGCGGGGCTGTAGGTGCGTGCTTCGGCGCTTGTCTGCGGGTACGCGCCTGATTCGACGATGGAAACCTCGCGCAGGTCCACCTGCGTGAGGGTGCGCTCGGAGCCCTTCCAGGCGTCCGAACGGACTACGAAACCGAACGACATCTCGGAAAGGACGCCGGAATCGACCAGGGCGTACACGTCCTTCGCCCGCTGGGTATCCGGCAGTTGGACATCGAAGGCCAGGCCGCGCTCGTCCGACGCGAGCTTCAGGCGCTGGCTCTTCGTGTTGGCGAGAAGCTCGCGACGGTCATGGCCGACCAGCAGCGAGATGTTCCCGCGGAGGCTCTGGTCGAACGCGCCGCGCGCCACGCGCTCGGTGAACGGCTTTCCGCCGTTGACGCTGCGCACGACGAGCGGGTGGCTGGGAGCGTCGTAGACGGCCGCGTAGCCGGTCAGGCGGTTGCCGTCGCGCTCGAAGGACGTGGTGCGGACCTCAAGCATCCTCGGACTCCTCCCCGGCGTTGTCCGGGCCAGTGGAGGCCGCTGCGCCGCCCGGCATGGAGACGGTGGGCTGGTCGAGGCCCGACATGGGGGGCAGGCCGACCCGTCGGCGGGCGTCGTTGGGGCTCATGATGCCGGCGAGGACGAGCTTCGCCAGCGCCTGCCCGGCGTCCTTCAGGTTGCCGCGCAGGATCAAGTCCTTGTCGAAGCACAGGCGCTCGCCGGGCGCGAGGAGCTTGCGCTCGATCTCCGCGCTCCAGGCCGCCGACCACATGGAGAGGCCGCTGTCCACGTAGGCGCGGGCCGTCTCGACCTGCGAGGAGAGCGCGCCGCCGCCCTGCTGGAAGAGCATCTCGGGCGGGATGCCGAAGGCGCGGGCGATTTCCTGGATGCTGAAGCGCCGGGACTCCAGGTTGGTGCTGGAAGTCTCCTGGCTGATGCGCTCGGCCTTCATGCCCTCGCGCAGGATCAGGGGCCGCGAGGCGCCTTCCGGGTTCGCGTGCATGGTCTGCCAGGCGTCGCGGATGGACTGCACGGCCTGGTCGCTCATGGCGCCGGGGTGGCTGAGGCTGATCTTGCCCGTCGAGCCGGTCTTGACGAGCGCCGAGTGGGCCGCGTCCTGGTCGGCGGCGAGCTGCATGGCGTGGGCCGTGGCGTCGAGCGGGGAGACGAACCACGCCGGGAACAGGAGGTCCGGGTACGCGCCGATGTGCACCACCTGGTCGGCGGCGAGCTTCACGTCCTTGATCAGGTACTCCACGCCCTCGTCGGTCCACTGGGCGCGGGCGGCGCCGACGGGGATCGGCTGGAGCTCCGCGACGGTGCCGTCGCTGGCCCGGCGGATCAGCGCGAGGCCGTTGCCCGAGGTAAGCGCGCAGCTGGTGACGAACCGGCGGAAGTCGAATCCGGACTGCCAGCGGCTGGCGTCGCGGTTCAGGAGCTGGGCGATGGGGTGGCCGTCGATGACGGTGCCGTCCTCGCGCTCCACGCGGATCGGCAGGCGGGCGATGTCGGTCGAAAGCAGCTGGACGGCACGCACCACCGCCGGGAGCGTCGATGGGTCCACAGTCGGCGTGGTGGCGCCGGACTGCCAGACCACGACGGTCGGCTTCACCGCGAAGATGCGCGAGAACCACGTCACGCTCCGGATAGGAACGAAACGCCCCGATTTGTCAAGCGGATTTCAAGAGAGTGGCACGATGGACCTCAGGTTGCACCTCAGCGCGTACCTCAGCGCATACCTCAACCAATCGGGCAGGCACTCGCCGCAAGCCCGGTCACCACCCTGATGTTCCGTTGGTCTATCGTCATCACAGCCATCATGCCGGCGATGACTGCATCGGTGTTGCTTGTGCTCAATGCCTTGTGCGGCTTGACGTTGCCGTTTATGTCCTTGTACGGCTTCAGTCCCTGCAAAGCCGCCACAAGCACAGGATCCTCGTCGTAGAACAGTTGGCGGCTGCGGAGCCAGTCGCACCACATCTTCCACGCCGGGCCGGTGGTCTGGATTCCTTGGTGAAACGGAACCACTGGCCAGCCACGGTCCTGCCACTTTCGTAGCTCGCTGTTCTGGGAGACGTGTTGGTCCGTTGCAATGCACATCACCTGGTATCGCGCCATCAGTGCCTCAACCTCAGCGGCAATGACGTTGCAATCGTGCCACTCTCCAGGCATCCGCCTGAGGTATCCGCGCTCTATCCACTGCCCCAGAGGCTGTTTGCACTTGCGCTCGTCTCGTACCACGTCAAGACCCGCCCACCAGGAGACGTTCCGGGCGCGCACCACGGCACCGTCCACCACCATGATGCAGAGGGTGGTTAGGTCGAGCTGCGGCCCATAGCCGCCTCGCGAGAAATCAATGGCAATCACGGCTTGCGCGCCGGCCAGCCTGGACCAATCGCATGGCTCCATCTGTCGCTTGAGCGTTCCAATGTCAAGGTCAGAATCCGCAAGCTCGACGTAACGGCACGCAATCTGCGTCTCAAACTCAGCGATCTGCTTCGGATCTCCGCTCTCCAGCTGGATCTTGGCGGCTGTCTCGATCTCTGATCGGCGCACCGTCACGCCGAGCGACGGGTTTGCCTTGATCCATGTCTCTGGGTCTTCGGCGCGGTCCTCGTCATCAAGGCCGTAGAACAGCCCGAACCAGCCGGCGGGCGGGTGTTCGCCCTTGACCAGCGCCTTTTCGACTGCATCCCAGTACGGGAAGACCGGATTAAGCCTCATGTGGGTGTCAGGCGTCGTAATGGCCACCAGCTGCGATAGCGGGCTCTTCGCAAGTCCGGTCATTGCGCGTCCGACGCCGTGCTGCATTCGTGCCACTTCGTCAAGGATGCACAAACGGTCGATGCGGCCATCGAACGCCTTGTCGGTGCATGGAAGCGTCTCAAAGTTTGCTAGCCCGTGATTGACCTTGCCTGGGATGGCCGTGGTCGTTGCTCCCTTCACCTTCCATTCCACGCCGTCCGGGTGGTTGGCGTTGAGGTTTGGGCACATCACCTGCATTCGCTCATGAACGATTTGGGACAAACGGGCGTCAGGGGCACCAGAGCTGCACTTCACCCGCTGATTCGGGTCGCGCATGACGGAGAGCAGCGTGCTGGCCATCATGTCGCTCTTCCCGTTTCCCTTGGCCACCACCACAAGAATGGCACGAAAGAACGGGAAATCGGTACGCCTGCCATCCTCCACTCGCCGGGCGCCGTGGATGAGCATGACCACTAGGCACTGCCAAGGCATGAGCACCAGTGGCTTTCCTGCGGTGTACGACGCCCCCTGCCCAGCCTTGTAGGCAAACTGCCGGGCGGCCTCGGCGCCGGCATCGTCCCACCAGAGGTCGGCTGCGGCCGGCTTGGCCCGGATCTCTAGGTACCGCCGGCACGCAGCCCGGATCCTGATGTTGGCCAGGATGCCGCCATCGACCACATCCCTGGCGTAGGCGTCGGCAAGGTCGGCGCACGTCGCAGGCTCCTTTTTGGCCTTGCGCCGCCCCGCACACTTTTTGACGGTACCCCCTATGCGTCCTCT